TTCCGCTACCGTCAATTCCGTCGCCACAACCTTCTTTTTCCGAGCCATTTTGAACCTCCTTTCGTAATTAACTTACTGTGTCTCTAGTATACCGCGTCGCGGCGCGGTTGTCAAGCGGGTTTGGTGTCACAACACTACGTTATCTATTCATTATACACAGTGTTGTGACAGCAGCGCGGTGCGGTGAAGAGGGTATTGACAAATCGCGGCGGTTGTGGTATAGTATAGACGTAGCAAAGCAGTCACAAGAAAGGAGGGGAAAAATGGAGTTAATACAAATATGGGAAGGATATAAAGGACGAGACGGTAGTGACTTTGTCACTATCGAGTTTCGCGGTAAGGAAATCGGTTCTTGGCGTACTCTCTACGGAGAGTACGACGAAGACAGAGGAACTACGGTGCGGGTGTTTTCTACTGAGGATAACACCATTCTTGTGCATCGATATGAATGGTCAAATCACGACGGTGGCGAACACGAAGCATATGTTTATGAATATGAAACAATTGAACGAGCAGCCGCCGAAGGTTGGCAGCGTTTGTTTGAGGATATAGGTCTCCTTCCGCGAGAAAAAATCTCGCTGAAGGAGTGGCGAGAGCGGAAGAAGCAGAAAAAGTAGCTCTCGTCTGACCCGCCGGAACGTCCGGCGGGTCTCTTTTTGCTTCTTTGAACAGCACAAACGTCACAACACAGCAGTAGTTATTATCTATACGCAGTGTTGTGACGTTTAGTATTATGTAAACAATTTGCGCAAAACTATGCTGTCAAGTCGCTATAATAGTAGTAGACTACGAGAGTAGCTAAACGGGCGTTAAATGATCGAAAACGTACTGACAGAAGAAGCTCGCTGTGCAGTGTTGCGCGCTTTGTACGAGCTGGCGGTGAATGAAGAAACACCAGCCAGCGCCCGCGTCGCGGCGGCGCGGTTGTTTTTGATGCAGTACGACGTACAGAAAGACGAAGAGCACAGTGCAATTGTAATTGTTGATGACGAAACAACGTCGCAGAAAGCAGTATGAAGTGCGATTGCCGCAACTTCACACAGATCAAAAGAATGTTATCGAGCAGATCAAACTTGCTCGTTTTGTGCATTTGCGCGCCGGACGGCGTTGGGGAAAGTCGCATTTATTGGCGCGAATGTTGACGGAAGCGGCGGTTAAGAAGAAAGTGGTTGGCTACTTTGCGCCAACTTATAAATTAATGCTGCCAGTGTGGGAACAAGCGCGACGGGTGTTACGAGCGCCGGTCGCGGACGAGAATAAAGCAGAGCGGCGGATTGATACAGTGGTTGGTGGGCGCATCGAGTTTTGGTCTTTGGACAATCCAGATGCCGGTCGCTCGCGAGGGTATGATTTGATAGTGGTAGACGAGGCCGGGCTGGTGCGCAACTTAGAGACGATCTGGCGCGAAAACCTCATCCCCGCGCTGATCGACCGCGCCGGTCGCGCAGTGCTGGCCGGAACGCCGAAGGGCCGCGGTGATTTTTGGCGAATCTATCAGAGCGCGCTGGACGATCCGCGCTGGGTAACAATCCGACGCTCAACCAGCGACAATCCGCGCCTCGATCCCGCAGATGTCGCGCTGTTGCGTTCCGCGATGACCGAGCGCGCAGCGCGGCAAGAGTTAGATGCTGAGTTTCTCGATGATGGTGGCGCAGTGTTTCGGAACGTTCGCGGTTGCGTTGGTGAAATTGTGCGCAGCGGCGAGGCGGCGATCATCGGTGTTGACTGGGGTCGGCACAACGATGCGACAGTGTTTATCGCGCTCGATCCACAAACGCGATGCGTCGTAGACGTTGAACGACTCGTTGATGTAGACTTCGCAACACAACGTAGAGCACTGACCACCTTCTGGCAGCGCAACGGGCGCGGCGCGATAATCGCGGAAGCGAACAGCATCGGGCAGCCCAACATCGAAGAGCTTCAGCGGGCCGGATTGCCGGTTCAAGCCTTTACCACCACTACCGCCAGCAAGCCGCTCTTGATCGATACTCTCGCGCTGGCGCTCGAACAGCGAACAATTGTGCTACCAGCGACGGAATGGCTGCTCAACGAGTTGGAGATGTATAGCGTTGACGTAACGAGCGCAGGCCGGATGCGGTACAGCGCGCCGGACGGCTGTTACGACGACGGGGTGATCGCGCTGGCGCTGGCGGTGTGGGGCGCGTCGCGAACGACAGAGGTGCTGTTTGATGTATAAACCAGTCGCGCAATTAGTGCTATCTCCAACTGAGCGCTACGATATTAAAGCGCTGAACTTAGAAGACTTTTTACCGACGGCTTGGCTTGGTGCGGTCGGTGAGAGCGACGCGGTTGATGTAGAAACAGCATACGAGCGCGTTGCGGTTGTTCGCACTGCGGTAACGTTGCGCGCCAACGCGCTGGCGTCGCTGCCTTGGGAGATCACCACCAAGCGCGGAACGCTTGTTCAGTTTGACGCTGAACGGTTGGCGGGCATCATTCGTAATATTGAGATCGATCTGTGTTTGTACGGCGCGGCGTATGTGCTGCGCGATCCAGCAGCTCCTCTCGGTTTACGTCGCCTTCATCCGCGAACGATTACGCCAGTTACCGACGCAAAGCGCGGGTTGGTTGGGTTCATCCGACGCGCCGGTTCTATCGAACTACGCCTAGAGCCGGAAACTGAATTATTGTATTTGTGGGAACCTTCAGTAAGAGGTGAGGTTGAGCCAGGCGTCGGATTGGTGACAACCGCGCTGACGCAAGCGCGAGCGCTGCTCGCAGCGGAACGCTACCAAACCGCGTACTTCGAGCGCGGCGCGGTGAGACCGACGGTCTGGATGTTTGCGCAAAGGCCGACGGACGCGGAACGCTCGCGGTTTGAGCAGTGGTTACGCCAGCTCGTCAGTGGGATTCGCAATGCGTTCCGGCATCTCGCGCTGTCAAGCGAGATCAAGACGGTAACGCTTGGAGATACACTGTCTGATGCTGTCAAGCCGGAACTTTTGCAACGCGCTGCTGAATTGATGATTACCGCGTTCCAAGTTCCGATGTCGCTCGTCTTTTCCAACGCCAGCAATTACGCAACCGCGCAGCGCGATTATCAAACGTTTATTCTACTCACTGTTCTTAGCCGCGCTCGCGAAATTACTGCGATGTTGCAACCGCATTTTGCCGCGTACAATCAAGTACTTCGTTGTAACGAAGCGCGTATTGACGCAGTGCAAAACGCCGAGCTGGAGAAGGCCGAGGCGATTCAGCGCCTGGCCGGGCAGTCGGTGCTGACGCTCAACGAAGCCCGCGCTCGGTTGGATTTGCCGCAATTTGTTGAAGACGCTGCTGATCAAGCGCTGTTACGATTACGTAACCGTCTCGCAACCGCGCGCGAGGCGGTCGCGGTTGGTATTGACACAGTGGAGGCGCTACGATTAGTGGGGTTGACAACGGAAAGAGCTGACAGTGCGGCAGAAGCAAAAGCGTTGAAGAGCACAGAAGAAGAAGACGAGTTGATGCCGTATGAGCGCCAGCTCTATCGCGACTTGAAGCGAGCGTTCCAGCAATTACGCCAGATGATGCTGGATGGCGCGGATGAGATTACGGCTGAGGCGTTTCGCAACGAATTGTATCCCGCGATGCGCAGCAATCTCGAAGTGATTGCGCGACTGTTTGCGGATGAAGTTCAGCGAGCGCTCGGCATCGCGGTTGACGTTGATACACTGCTGGCGGACTGGGCCGAGCGCGCGACGCGACATCAGATTGAAGAGCTGCTGTATCCGTACACCCGCGACTACATCGCCCGCGCTGTCGCGGCTTGGCAGCAGATGCCTGGCGCTGACCGCGCTGAACTGATCAAGCTGATTGAGCCGGTAGTCGGCGCGAGGCGCGCGGAAACGATTGCGATCACTGCGGCGACAGAAGCAGCGACGGCTGGGGTACGTACCTACCGCGACGCGCTACGATCAGAGCACAATCTCGACTATGTGATGGTGTGGGAAACCGCAAATGACGAGCGGGTCTGCCCGATCTGCGGCAGCTTACACCGCAAGCGCGAGGATGATTGGGGCGGGCGCGCTGGCCCACCGGCACATCCGCGCTGTCGGTGTGGTGTGCGGTTGGTGAGACGCGATGAAGCTTAACGTTGCTGTTGATCTCGATAACGCACTGCGTAAATTATTACCGCAAACAGAACGTATCGAAGCCGCGTTGGACGCGGGCGCGGCAGCAGCGCACAGTGTGATGCAGATATACCCACCACCGCCGCCGCCCGCGTCGCGGTACAGACGAACGGGCAACTTGCGGCAGAAGTTACGTATCAAGAAGCTGTCGCGAACGTCGCGGATTGTAGAAAACACTGCATCATATGCGCGGTACGTCTACGGGATGCCGCAGGCGCGGGTACACAAAGGGCGTTGGGCGTCGGTGGTAGATGCGGCAGAGGCAGCGCGGGCTGAGGCGGAAAAGGTCTTGCGCGGGAGGTGATCAATGATGTGGCAGACCGCGCCAGGCGCGGCGGTGAAGGCAGTTGAGAGTGGCGACGTTGAGGGTCTGCTGGTGGTGTTTGGCAGCCCCGATACCGTTGATCTCGAAAACGAATATTTTACGAAAGAGACGGATTTTGGCCGACAGCGTGAAACGCCAATCTGGTTGAATCACGCGCAACCGGTCAAAACTACGAGCGGGTTGATTTTGATAGAAGAGCCAATTGGTTACGGTACACTGGAGGTGACAGACGAGGGGGTGATTATTCGCGGTTTGTTAGATGCGAAGTATCGTTATCTCGCGCAAATTGCGCGGGAGTTGGGTTGGTCAAGCGGAACGGCGTCGCATCTGGTGATGCGCGAGACGGTCGGGAAAGCAACATACATCAAGCGTTGGCTGTTGGGGTTGGATGCG